GTCCACTTTTAAATGGGTTAACGATGTTGACCCTATGTTAGTGGTAATTGAGAGGAATTTTGCCCTTTATGAGAAACAATTATTGGACATGCCACTTCAATATTTTCCTGTTGCTGAACTTGAGGATGAATATTGTGATTTTGTCCCTATTTTTAAAGCACATTCAGGAATTACGGCTGATACAAATATTAATGCTTCTCCTGATAACGTTACGCATCAAACTATGCGTTTTCGCGATCAATACGCGGGGCATCAGAATGATATTGAATCGTTCGTTGATCCTACACGCAAATTGCAAGACAAGGATGATGTTCCACTTGCAGATTTCTTCTCGCGACCTGTAAAGGTTTTTGAATCTCAATGGAATACCAATGGCATTTTGTCTGCTCAGTTTAATCCATGGAGACAGTTTTTAACTAATAAACGTGTGCAGAATAGATTAGCTAATTTTAAATTACTGAGATGTGACTTGCGCATGAAAGTTGTTGTTAATGGAAACGGATTTCAGTATGGGCGTGCTTTGGTAGCTTATTGGCCCATGTCTGGGTTTGATCAACTTTCGTCCCATACTGCCCTTGACCCTATTGATTTGACCCAAACGTCACAGTTGCCACATATTTTTGTGGATCCAACTACATCGACGGGTGGTGAGATGAAAATTCCATTCTTTTGGCACGAGAATTATTTTGATATTACGCGTTCAAATTGGGGTGGAGATCTTGGCCTCCCTGATGCTGGGTTGGTTTTATTTAGGACTTTGAACCCACTTAAGCATGCCAATGGAGCCGACGATAAAGTTACAGTCTCATTTTTCATATGGGCTGAGAACGTTCAGTTGGCTATTCCAACGTCAGTGGATTCTAGTACTTTGATTCCTCAATCTGGGCAAGAGATAGATGAAGCCAATACTAAAGGTATGATTTCTGGACCCGCGACAACTATAGCTAAGTATGCGGGTATTGCTGCTGGTTATGCTCCTATAGCCCCATATGCTATGGCTACCAGTAAAATTGCTGGCGCTGTAGCTGGTGCTGCGAAGATTATGGGATATAGCAGACCAGCAAACACAAAGAATCCCGAGCCTTTTAGGCCCACTCCGATATCGCAATTGGCGACAACTACTACCCCTGATACATCTTTGAAAATGACAGTCGATGACAAGCAGGAGTTGACAATTGATCCGCGTGTTTCAGGGGTTGGTGCGCATGATCCGCTTGTTATTAGGGATATAGCTAAGCGAGAGGCTTATTTGACTCAATTTTCTTGGCCTGTTGGCGATGGACCTACCACTTTGTTGTGGAACGCCAGAGTCAATCCTTGCTTATGGCAGGAAGATGCCAATGGAGCTATTGTTTTGCCCCCTTGTGCTATTGCTGCCCTGCCTTTTAGGTATTGGAATGGCTCTATGAAATTTAGGTTTCAGGTGGTTTGTTCAACTTTTCATAAAGGTCGTTTGGAGATTAGGTTTGATCCTGGTTTTGTTGACACCACCACCATCAATGAGTATAACATCAATTATATTGAGATTATTGATATTGCTGAGACACAAGATTTCACCATTGAGGTTACGAATTCCCAACCCTTTTCTTTGTTGAGACATTTGGACCCTGGAGTGGATTCCGCTTCTGAGGGTTATTCTACAACTGATTATGCATCCACATTGAATGGACTTTGCAATGGTGTTATTTCAGTTCGTGTACTTAATGAACTTACTATTCCTAACAGTACGATCGATAATGATATTTCTATTAATGTTTTCGTGTCTGCAGGGGATGACTTTGAGGTTTTTGTTCCCGAGGATAATTTTCAGCGTTTTGTGTTTTTTCAGCCGCAATCAGGAGCTGAGGTCGTCCCAGAATCTCAGAATACTTCTGAACCATCTGCTCCACAACAGGCTGAATCCGACCATATGGGCGCTGATCTTCAGTATTCATCAGAATTGAATATGGTTTTTGCTGGAGAATCAATTGTGTCATTTAGGCCCCTTATGAAAAGGTATAATTTGTGGAGGCGTGAAAGAAATTCTCTTGCTGGCAATCAAGATTTTTGGCGTATTGTACGCCAACGGTTGGCTTACCCCTTTTATCGTCAGGGAGCTTCAGTTGATTTTATTGAAGCGGGAGATACTGGCGGTTATAATTTTTGTAACACTGTGTTGTTGCATTGGATAACCACATGTTTTTCAGGTTATAGAGGTTCCATTCGGTACAAATATTTGTATACGAAAAGCGCAGGCTGCGCTGGACCAGAAGCCAATTGTTGTGATGATATTGGTTCTCGTGTTTATGTTGAGCGGTTTGATCCGCTCACTTTTTCAAATCCTGCATATTTTAATCAGGAGCTGCCTATGGTGACAACACCAGCTTGGTTGGTGTCGCAATCCATTATTCCTGGTTTTAGTGAGCGAGTGCCAACAGGCGCTCGTGGTACTGTTTATGCTACTGATTTGATTAATCCTAACGTTGAGTTTGAGGTCCCATATCAAACCCAGTATCGATTTGTTCCTGGTAAATTAGCCCGTATGACTAATTCAAATAATCCCGTTTTACAAGCTGGTACATACCAAAACTTGTACCGAGTGTCTTTTGAGGGACACACTTCTATTGAGCAACAGATTGATATGCATGTTGCTGCCGGAGAGGATTTTCAAGTTTATTTTTGGTCAGGAATGCCCAGGATTTATTATCAGGATAATCCGCCGCAACCTATTCCTTAGTAATAGAGCGGCACCGTCGTGGTTGACGTTAAACACCCCAGTAGTGAGGTTATCACTAGTTTTATCAGGAACTTTAAATCTGTACCGTGCTGTGGCCGCACGGGTGGACTCTTAGAGTCTTAATTGGCTACGCCGTATCTATTGTGATATACCGGAATTTTTCCTCGGCGTAGCTGAGGTTTTCAAGGGGTCACAATTTTAATTAGCGTGGTCAAGCAACGTAATTGTTGAACTGCGG